ACTTGTTCCTGGATTTCCTTCTGAACTACTTGTAATATGTATTAATTCACTGGGTGGAGAAATTAAAGTTTCTTTACCATCAATAGTTCTATATTTATATGCTACTTGATAAGATCCGACTAATAAACTTCCTCCACTAGATATTCCAGCTAGCATTGGTGTATAAAAAATAACTTTATTGTGAAAATCTATAATATTATCAGAATAAATTGTAGGAGGTAGTTCTATATTATAGGAACGTAATTGATTATTATAATCTGTCCAATATACTTTTTGAATTTTTTCAGATTCATATCTACCTATTGCTTCTATAGGATTTATTTTATTAAATCCTACATTGGGACCATAAAGAATTAAATTTGGAAAACCTGGTAAAATGTTTCTAGTAGCAGGATTATATTGTATATCATATATCCACCCTTTAGTTCCTGAGTCATCTGCAACAAAAACAATTATTCTATTTCTTATAGTAGTATATCCTATAATTCTTGGCTCAACTGCAAACCAAGAATTTCCTAAATATTCTCCTTCTGTTGGAATAGTAAAATATTCAGTAGTACCTTTCATGTTAGTAAAAGATCCTTGAGATTCTCCACTAACTGTAGTTATTCTAATGTCTTTAGCATCAATGTATAAATTATTAGGAATGACATCATATCCGACGTCTTTATTCATTCCTTCGTAACTATTTATTTGTCCTTCCATTTATTAAGATGTTGCTGGGTTAGGAGCATTAGCTGCTACTAAATTAATAGTTGATACAAGTGCTGTTGAGGCTTTAGGTCTAAATTTACGTTGCTCTGGTAACTGCATATTTGCAAAGAATGTAGCATGATCTTGTACGGCAGGAATAGTTCGCATAACTGAATTTTTCACAGTTTCTGCTTCATCTACGCCGTTCCATTGCTTAGCATGATTAACTGCTTGAGCAAAATACCATTCTTTATCTCTTTCAATAATTTGGAATTTATCTCCTGAAAGTTCGTTACGTATCCAAAGTTTTCTTGCAATACGATGCGCTATATAATGGGCACCTGCTTCTAACCATTGTTGCTCTGCAGGAATAGTAGGATAGCCACATTCGTCGGTAGGTATGGCGCTGTACGACATAGCAATAATACCTTTTGATTTACTTGTAAATATATATCCTTGTCCCACAGTATAAGTTTCTCGGGATTCAGATGTGTAATCTCTATCGTCTAAATGATATCTCTTGTGAAAGTAATCTGTTTTCCATCTCATTGGAAACATTTGGCCTTTGCCGCACTGAGCTTCTTCTAAAGTAGAAACACCGCTGATATCTACAGTTTGACCGATCTTATATAAATCAAATGGCAAATCTCCTCTACCGTCACATATTTCTATGTAAGCAATTTTCTCTTCCATAGTCACACCTACATTAGTGTGAGCCATAAATTCTGCTAACCATTCTACTCCCTCTTCTTCTTGGATATCGTAGTTAAAACCAAAGTCACGTATAACTTTGTCAATAATGGTTTTGTATGAAACGGTAATTCCTGCGTACATTAGTCCATATTTTTAAGAAGTGCTTCTAATCTTGATGCAATGCCTTCTGCGGATTTGTCCATTGTAGGATCTTCCGTGCTTACAGATTTTTCTGTCTTCCACTCCCACTCTCCTTTGTTATTTTTACAACGACATTCTTTAGTAATTATATATCCGCCTTCAACTTGCTCTATTCGTGTTTCTTCTGAAGAACCGTCTTCAAATTCTTTACGAGTAATTTTTACCGTTGTTTCTACTGATTTTGAAGATTCCATTGCTTCTGTCAACTCATTCATAATAAAAAGTTTTTCTATTCGGGTCTTTAACAACTTTAGCAAGTAATCTTGAAAATTGTCTACTTGCTTTAAAGTTATAAAAACTTTTATACGTTAATACTATTGTTAATTTATCCCAATAGTGCTCATAGAATTCTTGATTGCTATGATCGTTCTCATGATAAATTATTGTTTTATTTTCAATCTTTGTTATTTCATCTCTTGTTAATCCTGAGTATTTATTTTCCCAGTGTTCCCAAGTTGCTTTCCAGTTTGGCCTAAGACTTTTAGCTTTATTACCATCTGCTTTAAAAAAGTGTAAAGCCTTACTTCTTATTCTAAACTTTCCTACTTTAGGCACCTTTAACTCTAACCCTGTTGTTACTATCTCAGTGCTAAATATTGTTAAAAGGTCCTTAGTGAATGCATTGTATTGTTTCCTTTCTACTATTCTTTCCTTTGCATTCTGCAGGTAAAACTTGTAAAAATCGTCCTTTTTAATATTTGCTTTATTCTTTCCTTTACCTCTTTTTAAATATTCACTCATACTTATTTGCTATTTGGAGCAGGCATTCCTCCTTCTGTTTTGCCGTCTTCCGCATTATTTGCATCATCAAGACTATTAGTTCCTTTCTGCATTAGTTGTTGTAGTACTGCAGGTTTAACGTATGCCCACATCCAAAGATTCATTGGATATGGATCATGAATACTATAACAAGCATTTCCTGAGCAATCTAAAAACTCTCCTAAACTAGTAGGATCTTCAAATACTCCTCGAACTGTAACATTTTTAATTAAGTTTACATTTGGACCTCTGCTTATCAAATATAAATGATTGTCATATAAAAATGCATATATAGCATTACGATTGCTTCTGCCATTGCCTACATACGCTATACGAGAGTAATCTACTAATATATATCTTGCTAATGTTATATCAGCGGGACCTACAGATGAAATTCCTTTAGTGTAATACAATTCTAAAGTATTAGGAATTTCTTTTACACTTTTAAGAATTTTACAACCGTCAGGTACAGAAAAACAACAATCTGTTCTATTAACTAGTTCCATTTTGATACACTTTAAAGTTTGTATCACATAAGGATCTAAAGAACGGTTTTTATTATATTCTTGTCTTAAATATAACGCACGTTGTTCATTAATTAAATCTGTATAGAATTCATAAGAAAATGAAGACTCTACAGAGTTAATTGCTAATGACTCATCTAACTGAGCGTGATAATCTACCATTGACAACATAACGAACAAATATACAATTAATTTTAATATTATCTTCCCTGACCGCGATAAGACTTTTTATAGTTCTTAGAACTTTTAAGTTTAGATACTTTTGTTTTCGCGTGTACGCCTGGACGAGATACTTGAATATCTATCTTTTTTGTTGCAGCATTATCTTTAATCTTAGCCATGGTTATCTATTTTTAATAGTGAAATTTAAAAGAGTAAACATAAAGAAATTTCTGGATACATCAATTTCTACTGTAAAAAAATCTACTGCGCCGATTCTTAATCTAAGAGATAATTTATCCCATTGTTTGCTAGCAGATTTCCAAGAGTTTCTTGTTTTCATAATTTATTTTTTAAAATATAACTCTGCTTCTGCAACACGTCTACGAACTAAACCTGCAAGAGTTTTTCCACCTGCTTTTGTCCACTTCATAAACTCGTCATCAATAGTTGAGTCATTAGGATTTTTATTAACTTTCTTTAACAATGTAGAAGATTTTAAATTTCCTTGTCCTACATTATAGCAAAATGACACAAGTGCGTCAAATTGATTTTGGTTGATAGTATCTATACAAAAAGAGTCTACTGCTTTTTCGTAAGTTACTAACATAATTTTTAAAAGTTCCGTAGCAAATTCTTTTGTTATCGGAGTATCTGTTGGTTTTACTTTATTACCGTTTGGATAATAGGTAGCGCCGTAACCTATTGTCCATATTCCTGCTGGACATTTATAAGGTTTTTCTGAAAATCCTTCAAAGGATTTAATTAATTCAATTCCTAGAGTTCCTATTTTTGTAATCTTCATAACTTAAATTTTAAATTGGAAATTTTGTAGAATCTACAATAGTGACGATAGTTTCTTTTTCACTTCTGTATTTTCTTTTACTTCTGATTTCTAATATTCTTCCTCCTATTGGTTTAATAGGAGCTCCTCTTTCAACATGCCATCCATGGCTTCCATCTTCGTATTCTTCTTTATAACTACCTGTTATCATAAGATGTAATTGTTTATGTTCTATTTGCCAACTACCTGTTCCTCTTGCAGGCATTATACTATCCCTAACATCATTACGAGAACTATTTTCATGTATATGGCCCATAGTAAATACATCAAATCCTTCATACATTTCTAGAGCTCTTGTAAGATTAATAGCTCCTTTAGTTACTAATCCTCCTCCTCCTGAACCGTGGAAATATTTTACCTTTGTAGAAGATCTAATTGCTTTGTTCATTACTTGTTGTATAATAAACCAACCACCGTAACCACCTGTTTGTACATTACTACTGTTTTTATAATTTAAAGCATCAACAAATCTTTGTAGTATATCAGTTTCTTGATACTTTATAATTTTAGTTTCATGATTACCGTAGCCTATAACAGTCAGTATATGGGCATACGGACTCCACCATTCTACTGCGGTATTTACTATTGAATCTAAATATGTAGAATTATTGTGTTCAGGACGTATATCAGATTTAGTTCCTCTTGGATCCCCTTTACCTTGCATTAAACAAAAGAAGTCTCCATTTATAAATACAGGGATACTGTGTTCTAAGCAATAATCTAAATGTGATTTTAAATATTCCCAATCGCATTTTGGATTGTCCCAATGTATATCAGAAAGCATTGCTATTCTTACATCATTACCTTCTGTTACTAGAACGTGGACATTTTTACTTTCTCTTCTTAATATCATTTAGTATATTTTTTAAGTCTCTTTAAAATAGGTAAATATTCGTCCCATCCTAATTTGATGAAATTTTCAATATTGCTCCAAAATAAATTGATTAAAACAAAATTATAGAATCCATAGTGTAACCACTCATAGATATTAAATTCTATTCCAAAAAAAGGTTTTACTGGTACATAAATTGCTAAAACATGGGAGCATCCTATCATTATCATATAGATAAAAAGTTTTAGCCATCCTTTGCCAAATAAAGCAGAATCAAATTTATGTCCTGCTTTTTTAGAAGCTTTTATTCCTGTGTAAAGTTCCGTCATAAATAGTAGTATAAGAGCTATGCCTACTGGTAATTCAATTCCAAAGATTGTCTTAAAATAATAAGCAATAGATGCAAGGAGTCCGCTTAAAACACTTGCTTCTACAAATCTGTCTGGATGAAATGTGCTATTGGCAAAATGATGAACATCTGTGTAGCCACTAATAGATACTAATTTACAAAAAACCTTTTTCACTTTAACTTCTTATTTGAGTTCCGCAAATTTAGCTACAACAGCTGCTGTGGAACCGATTACTACCATTTTTGTTGCTGCTGTCAAAACTATTGCTGGAACTGCAAAAGGAAGTGTAGGAATAGCTAATCCTGCTGCTCCAATTGTTAGTCCAAGTTTAATTATATTTTTAAAAAATCTAGGAGTCTCCGAACGCCAACGTCTTTTTAAAGTTTTCATATCGTTTTTAATTTTTTTCATAACTTATCGTATTTCTCTGAATTTAATTGATCCGTAACAGTTTTGTGTACCACTTAATGAACGTGCTATTAAACTTATAGTTCCTAATAATCTAGGATTTCCTCCAGCATCTAAAGTAATAGGATATCTTGAATTTACTGCAGTATTAGTAACCGTTTTAACACTTCCTCCTGATGCCACATATCCTGCATCTATAACTATGCCCGCTGTACCTGAAGCACTTTGATCTGCATTATATTCTGTAGCAGAATAAGTAACATTTACATCTTGATATCCTGAACCTCCTGATACTGGTAATCCTAAAACTAATTGCCAATAAACTGGTTGGTTTCCTGCATTATAAATTTCTACATCTATAAATGCTAATTTAATTCTATTTGTTAAACCGTTAAATGTTGCTCGTGGTCTTAGACTTAACATGTGAGTAAATGATGTTCCAGGAGCTATTGCTCGTGATCCACTTTGTTGTGAAAAACTATAACCAAAAAGATTAGTATCTTCTGTTCCTCCTTCTGAAACAACTGCACAACAAATAAAGTCTATAGTATTTACATTACCTGTAGTATTTTCTATTCCTACTCTAATAGGCAAATTAGCTGTGCGTAAATAAGGAACATCTAAAATATTTGCATGTAAGAATTCATGTGCATAAATTATTTTACCTCCTATATCAAATCCTACTCTTACACGTCCTACATACAATGCTTGAAAATCTATTACAAGAATTTGTGTTTTAGTAAAATCTAATGTTATTCCTGAAGGACCTGTTCCGTTTAGTATATCTAAATTCCAATCTCCTTGACTTTTTACTTCATTTCCTGCAGTAGTACTAGAATAAATTGCAAAATGTGGATTATCTTCAAATAAATAAAATTCTATGCCGTTAATACCGTCCGACAATCCTGCATATTTTCTATTACTAGCATCTCCTGATTTCATGTTGAATGTTATGAAAACTAATTGAGATTTAGAAGGTTGATAAGGAAAATACTCAAAAGACTGCATAAAAGTATTAGCTCCTCCAATAGTTGCTGATGCCATAGTTATACAACCATTGCCACTATCATAAGTTATTGCCCCGTCATCTGAAATAAATCTTTCAAATAACAATGGATTCTCATCATAAGTAAATTGTGAAGAAAATAATGTTAAAGGATTAGATATTCTTAATCTGCTAAATGCATCTAAGTTAGGACTATCTTTTATAGTGACTTCTCCACCACTACCTCCTCCTCCACTGACACTTAATTTTGATATAATGGTACCCATAATTTTAAGTTAAATTTGCTACGATATTACCTATTACTTGCGCTACTAAGTTAGGAATATCTGTTGTATTTGTTTGTATTGTGGTTAATTCTGTTGTAGTATTTGCAGGAAGATTATCTGTTTTAGTCTTTATAGCACTTACATTTGTGTTTATGGTGCTTAT